AATGTTGCATCACCAGCTTCTTCAAATAATTTTTTGAATGTTGGCAAAGTAATGTCTAACATTATCTTTGTTTCTTCTGTACCGTTTAATTTAACCCCATTATAAACCGTATTTGGGTCTAGTTTAAATGCTTTAAATTGACTAAATTTTGCTTGTGTTTTCTTTTTCTGTGCCTTAAAAATATTTTGTATTAATCTTCGTATTTCACGTAAATATTTATTTGTTAATGCATTTTTTTCTTCCCAAAATGCATTTTTCTGTTCTATAGACAAAATCTTTGATGGTACAAATACCTCCTTAATCCCCCTCTTACCATTTCCACTTAATAGTTGTTGTTTAATCTTCTGAGATATTTCCTTAATCAACTCGTCCTTCATTTTTTCTGTCTCAATATATTTCTTACTTCTTGAATGCAATTGTTTTAATCTAACAACCTGATTGTTTGATATTAATTTTTTTGTCTTTTCAATCGATTTAAGTTGGATGTGTTTTATTGTTCCATCACCAGTTGGCGGTATTTCTGTTGGTGCTTCTTCACCGATAGGCATTAAACCAAATGGTAAATAAATTGTATCACCACCTTCGACATCTGGTAAATTAAGTTCTGCCCTTGCTTCGTTAATTGTCATAACTCCTGAAGCAACAGATGAATTTCTCACCCTCGATTTAACTTCTTCGTCTTCGTGAACTGGTGTATCATAATCCAAAAACATTGTCTCTGTTCCCGGAAATAGTGGTAATAAAAATTCATTTAATTGTTGTATCAATCGTTCCATCTTTGGTGCAATTGTCCAACGTGCAAAAGTATATTGTGCCGCAGTTGCTGATGCATAATTAACTCCTTCTGTTTGAGATACAACTGCCTTTGGTACTCTAAAAATACCCAAAATCTTATCTCTTGAAAATCTTTGTTGTTCCAAGAAATCCATTTCCTTCTGAGTCATATTCACTTTACTCCACGTCATCTTACCAAAAAGAACCATTGTTTGATGTGCCTTTTTAAATCCCTGATATTGTTCTCGCAAACTTGCCTTTAATTTATCTTTCTGTTCATCAGACATCTGTTCAACATCAACTGTTAAAACACTGTCTGGATGTGCAGAATTTATATAGAAATTTTTATTCCATTCTTCTGCATAATTATCAATATCCACAATTCTAGCAGCCATTTCCAAAGTACCAATTCCTCGAAAAGGATTTGCTGGATTCGGATATTTTAAAAATATTACTTGGTCAACAGGAATCGTTACTTCTTCTAAATTCCCAACTCGATATTTATATCCACTAATTAAATTATCTTTACCAACTATTGGTGTAAATCTATCTGGTCGTAAAAAATAAATACCTGTAATTGTCGTACCAGTTTTCTCTAAAAACCACGGTGCTTCACCTGTTAATTCTAGATATGATTGTGTCAACCAAAAATGGTCAAACTTTGTCGTCATATCATTGACCTTATAAAGCAAGTCTAAAACTGGATGTTCTAAAACTTCTACAACACTATCGTTTTTATCTGTTTTAAATAATCGAATATCAATTGATGCAATTTCATCTGCAATTGCATTGACACTCGCACCAACCCAACCCCTTAACTCATTTAAATATTCTGTTTTCTTTGCTTCGGAAGTAAAACCATATCCTTGTGTTTCATAACCAGTTGGTTTCGGTTTTGTTGCAAGGTCTCCAATCTCTTTAATCTCAGGTTTTTTTCCAAATATTTTTTGAAATATATTCGCCATATCTAATCTATATTGATTTTAATTTTTATATATCTAAATAAACCTTCACCATGTCGGTTAAGGTTAATAATTCATTACGTCAATCTTTACTTATATACTTATTTTATCACAATTTAAATAAATTGTAAATAGGCTGCAATGTTTTAAATGTTTTTATCCTGTTTTGATATGTTAATCTCAGATATTAATTTCTTAAATTCATCTACAGATACTCTTACATCATACTTTTCTTTTATTTCTTTTAGTCGTAAAGCAGATTCTTCCTGTCGTTTTATTGGATCTAAAAATCTTTCTAATTCTTCAACATCATGTGCTACTGGCATTCCTAATGCCCACGCTGCATATGTTTTATTTAATGATTTATATTTCCATTTTCCAGTTTTACTTTGTGGATTTATAACAATATCTCCTGACATGATGTCTTGATTTACTGTTTCAATATTCCATGTAAAATTCTTTAACTCTATATAATCCACAAAAGCAGATGGCATACAAAATCCAATGTCTGAAATAACGATTAAACCAAGATTATATTTCTTTAAAAAATGCAATACTGGTTTTAATATTTCAAATCCTGTATTATACCCAAACCATACAACCCATTTTGCTATACCAGCATGGCATTTTCTACCCCGATAAAATTCTAAATCGACCCGATCTGGAATATATTTAACTGGTTTATCTGTAAATTTACTAATTATTTCTGCCAATGCTTCAGATGATGTTGTTATAGCATCAACTTCTTCTATCATTTCCTTTGTTCGATATCTCCAATCAAGAAAATCTGGATCGCATATGTCAAGTATCTTTACTCCTTTAAATTCTCTTGCATGTTCAACCCAATATGCTTTCTGGTAAATGACAACATCATATTTTTGTCCCATTTTAAAAAGTTCTGCACCTGGCCAATGTTTCACTAACCAGTGTCCTCTAATTCTTGATGAACCAACGTCTTTACGACCGTGATATGTTTCGAAAGTTAAAATTCCAACATTATTTTTTTCCATAGTTGTTTAATACCTTATTTATTAAATTTGTCCAGTCATTACGATATCGATCACCACTAAAAATTTGTAAAGCAGTTTTACGTCCCTCTTCACCAATTTTAACTGCTCGAGGATAATCATTTAATAATTCCACAATCAAATTAACTACTTGTTCTGGATTTCTTTTTATTAAAAATCCATTTTCTCCATTTTTAATAAAGGTATCTGCATCCTGACTTGGAGTTGTTATTACACAACACCCAGAAAACATTGCTTCCGTACGTGCACGGGGCATGGGTGATTCTCTCGTCGGATTAAAATATAATAAACTTCTGCCTAAGAATTCTCGGTATTCGTCAAAAGTTTTAAATTGTGCATCAACAGTTATATGACAATGTTCAATATCTTTTTCTTCTAATAAATCTTTTACTGCACGAAGGAATGTTCTATCATAATATCTATCTAAACCTCCAGGACTAATCATAGTCACGACTCGAGGTTCCTTTGGTAAATCTAACCATTCTTCTGCATCCATCCCATGAATAATTGTTTCTCCCCAACCCCATTGTTCTTTTGCTCGATATGAATTACAAACTAAAATATTGTTTCCTATTACTTCTTTTGCTCGTCTAATTAATTCACTCGACATTCCTATCTGTTTTTCTGTAAAACCTAATTCTTTAAAATTATCAATTGTAATATCACAAGGAAACATTTCTGGATAATATGGTGTTCCATGCATTATAACAATTTTCGGAATATCTTGTATTGTTTCATTCATTTCTCGATAAACTGAACCTTTACCTCTTTCCCATAAACTATTCTCAAAACACTGTTGGTCAAGATGTAAAATTGCTAAATCATATTTACCAGATTCATAATATGGAACCCATTCAATTCCATATTTTTCTACCATATTACCTCTTGCACCATTTGAATATGGTCTCCTATGTTGAATTAACCAAAACCATTTTGTATTTGGAATTTTACATATGTCATTCTGATGCGCCAAATGCCAGGGTACGTCTAAAATTCTAAGTTTTTCCATAAATTCTTCTTTTAAATAATTAATTCGTTTCGTAATTTTTCTCTTTCTTGAATTATTTTCTCAATCGCTTCATCTAAATTATTGCTTTGATATCTCATAATATCAACTGCAATCCCAAATGCTTCTAAAAAAATATATTTTCTTGTTTTATTAATCATTTCATATATTTCTTTTTGTATATCTTCTCTTGATTTATAATTTTCCATAAATTTCTAACAATTATTTTATTAATCCCACAATGATAATATATTCTTAACAAATAGTTGCATGTCTTCTTCCCATTGTTTTACTCTTTTCTCTTGGTTCTTCACTGCTTTCTGAATAGTTTCTCTCGTTATATTGTTTCCGAGTTCAGCATAATATACATCGTCTTCCTTTGCACATGTTTCAAATCCCCGAATCATTTTATCTAAAATTTCATTCCATTGTTTTTCCGTAAATTCTGCAGGATGACCATACTGTATCTTTTTGAGTTGTTTTATAGAACTACCAATCACTTCTGCAAGATATTGCCCTAAACCCCA